CGGCTTTGGCTTCGGCCTTTAGTGCGGCGCCATTTAGAGTGCCGCCACCTTGTGGTCCGGCGATAGTGCCAAATTTTTCACGAGCTTCACCAATGATCATTTTACAGGCAGCTACCATGTAGTCACGAATCCATTGATTGATTTGATAATCACTCAAAAGATTTACTTCAGGTTTTAGATTGTATGTCCATAACAGCACTGTCTCGCCACCGCCAACTGGGTTGCGCATCAATTGCAGTTTCTTTGTGACAGGGTTCCAGGTGTAAACATAGTAACCGCCAAACATCCTAGCGGCCAATTCTACGTATTGGGTGTAGAAATCATATGTAGCCAAGCCACCTGCTTGGTTGAAATTGATCAGGTACACATTCATTTGTGCTTGACTGAACGGATCAAAGTTTGAGCCCTGCCCAGTAACGCCTGCACCAAACGTTCTGCGAAACACTTGCCGCACACTTTGAACTTCTTGTGGCAGTGTGTAGATGTTCATATTATCTACCAACTTCATGAAGCTGTAGCTTTCTTCATAAGCATTGTTGGCTCGTTGGCGGTAAGTGCCAATTGTTCTTGTGTACGCGGCTTCGTAGTGAGCTGGGTCTAACTCAAGGTCAACAATTTGACTGCCTAAAGTTAGGCCCACATACTCAAACAACGAATTTTTTAAAGTGATTAAATCTAATGCAGTTTCTGCCATAGGGACTCCTGGTCCCTATATTTACCAGCTCTTGAGTATGATCAAGTTCTCTGTGCCACGGGCATTCCATGCAGTTTCTGTGGCTTTGATATCCTTGAATGCTTTGCGGGCGGCGGGCTTACCTGCACCCACAATGCCCTTGAGCTGTTCTGCTGGCTTGCGCAGAGTCTTTTGCACTGTTTCCACAGTTGAGAACCCAATAATTGAGTTGTTTTTAACTGTGAAAGACTGTGTGTGGCTGTCTGCCACAAGGTGGATGAGCTTGCGTTTTTTGCTGTCATACAACCAGGCTTCACTTTTGTCCACAAGGCTTGCAGCTGGCTGACTCTTGAGTTTGAGTTCTGCAAACTCTGCCTGCATTTTGAACTTGGCGGCACGTTTCTCGGGTGGCACTGCCTTGACCTTGCGTGGCTTGCGTTCTACTTTCTTGATCTGTACATAAGCACCGCAGTCGTTTACAACGGCTTCGCAAAACTTTATAACATTTCGCAGTTGTATTTTGGAAAGATGGCTGTATGCTTCTACTAATTGTGCATCCTTGCCCTCAACCACTGCTTCAAACTCTGTGAGTTTGCGCTTCCAGTTGTCGGCAATTTGGCTGATCATTTGCGGTGCTACATTAAGTCCACGCATGATTGTGACAGGTTTGAAGTCCGCAGTCAGTTTGGCACCGCTCAACATAAACTCGTCAAACATGCCGTCCAGTTCGCCGTTGCACTCTGACGCTTTTTCGCGCAGTCTGTCCTGGATGTTGGGTTTGGCCACAACCGGCTCTTCTGTGACTTCTGTGACTTCGTTTTGCTTGCTGTCTAGTATTTCTCGCAATTGGTTTTGCAATTTGAGCTGTTCTGTGTCATACAATTCCAAGCCCACCATGCTCATACGGCACAACCAACCTGTGGTCAGTCGAATTGCCGAGTCCGGAATACCTTTGAGCAGGCGCACATCTGCTTTGCGATCATGTGCTTCCAAGTAGTTCACAATCATGTCTCGGGCATCTTTCTTGCCGTAAAAGTAATTGTACCAGGAGAACGCTTTGCTCAGTCGACTTATTCGATACTCAGTGGGTTGGACCTGCCAAGTTGGCTCCATGCCCAAGATGTTGGTGTCGGAACTGCGGGGGTTTAGCAGTTTAATTTTGAATGTGGTGCTCATGTGTGTCCTTACTTATTTGTAGTTAAATTTCGGCAGAGGTCAAACAAACGCATGGCACGTTTGAGCTCAAAGTTTTTGTGGTTGTACATGTATTTGCGTTTGCGTTCTGCAATGTCTAATGCCTCCATCAATTGCCATTTGGTGTTAAAATCTGACTTCATCAAAATTTTATTCATGTCAACAATGTCCAAACTGTACTCCAGCCATTTTTCTGTGGCTTTTATTTTGTCATAGGGCAAGACAGCCTTAGACTTGTTGGCAGTAGAGTACTTTGCAACAAAATTTGCTGCCTTTTGCATACAGGCTCCTGTAGTGAACAAGTGTGTATTATAGCACGTTAGGATTTATTGGTCAATTGGGCAGAAAGTAGTACTAAAGTAAGATCTGCTTCCCGGCGGAAGGAAATCCAGAAAGGACGGAATCTGCGACCGTTAGCCTTGCCAAAGTAAGCATGCCAGTCATTGTCAGGCAGGTAGCTCTGGCCGCCCAGTTTGTTCTGGCATATTTTTTCAAGAGGAACGCCTTCCCCAAGCCAAGTATCACAGCGCACAGCAATCACATGCCCATGCTGTTTGAATTGGCGGAATCTGCGGTTGAGTTTAACTACTTTCATGCCCAAAGTATAACAGGATTGGAATTATTGGTCAACCCGTAACTAAATACTGCATGATCTTTAATGACAGCAAATACACACGTTGGTACAATCAAATTATCGAACGAGCAAAGTTTCGAGTTTTGCCACAAGATGTTTATACAGAGAAACATCATATTATTCCCCGGAGCCTTGGGGGAGACAATAGCATAGACAATTTAGTTAAGTTGACTGCCCGCGAACATTTTGTTTGCCACTGGTTGCTTACTAAGATGGTTGATGGTGCTGAGCAAAAAAAGATGGCTTATGCTTGTAAAATGATGATGCATAGTCATGGAGATGGACAGCAACGATACCGCATTAATTCAAGTGTTTATGAATCATTAAAACAAAAATTAAATACAATTTTAAAAAATCGAGTGTTTACAGATTCCTGGAGAGAAAAATTAAAAGTAAGTGCTCAACGCCGGGCTCAAAATGAAGGTCCTAAACAAAAAGCCATTCGTCGTGCTAATAGAATCTCAGGTAATAAAAAACGCAAAGGAGAAAAACGTCCAGGCCAGACTGGATGTAATAATCACTTTTATGGTAAAGGATTCTTAGGAACAGACAATCCGTTTTATGGAAAAACACATACTGAGGAAACACTAAAAAAATTGCGAGTACCAAAACCTAAAATTAAGTGCAATCATTGTGGTAGTATAGTCGGCGGAGAATCAAATTTTAAAAGATGGCACGGTGATAATTGTAAATCAGTAATAGGAGAACAAATTGCCTAGACTTTCCATGTACAGGCCTAACCGGACGGCCGACTATCAATATTTTGACAAGATTATCGCCGAACAATATACTGTAGGAGGCGTCGATTGTTACTTGCACAAATACATGGGCCCAATCACAGACGGCCCTGGCTATGCAGAAGGCAACAATGATGCCACATTGCCAGTTTACAATGAAAGCAATCCGCTGTTTATTGAAGATTTGTTGTTGTTGGAAAACAGAGATCGCAAGTACGATCCTGATGTGTATGTTATGCGCGGTGTGTACAACACACAAGACATTGACTTTGACTTAACACAATTTGGTTTGTTTTTGAACAACGACACTATCTTTATCACGTTCCACTACAACAGAATGATTGATACCATGGGCAGAAAACTCATGAGTGGTGACGTGCTAGAGCTGCCAAACTTGCGTGATTACAATCCATTGGATTCAACCATACCACGAGCGCTGCCAAAATTTTATGTGATTCAAGATGCAGCATTTGCAAGTGAAGGCTTCAGCCAAACTTGGTTGCCACACCTGTGGCGTGTGAAGGCCACTCCCATGGTCAATGCACAAGAATACAACGAAATTACCAAAGAACCTTTTGAACCAATCAACATCTGGGACGATGGAAACTTTTACCCCGGAGGCACCACAGTGCTAAGTGGAGATACCTATTACATCAGCAACAAAAATGTGCCACCTGGAACGGACATTACCAATACAGAATACTGGACTGAAAAATCAAACCCTGCTACCCTGGCAGACCGAATGAGTACCAGACCCAAAGATCTCCAAATCAACGATGCCATCCTGGTGCAAGCCGAAGCTGAAGTTCCAAAGTCAGGATTTGACGTTGTGAAATTTTACA